GTATTTCTTCTGTATACGTTTCCATTTTCTAAAATACAGTAAATTCTTGTAGATGGAATAAACGGATCAACCGAAAAAGTATGCAAAAGAAGATTATCCAATCCCACTACAGACAATTTAGTCCATACCGGATCAGCTCCTGACGAAGTCAAAGCTGCTGAATAGTACACCCCCCCATAAGTAGCATGATTTATAGCACAATAAGCGAATGCCATGAGACCCTATTTTCCCTAGGAAAGAGTAAATCTGTCGGTAGATCCTCTCCAGCTACCGTGAAAAATATACATTGATCCTGCCGTAGCTCTACCGGCATATCCAACCCCTCCGAATGATCCGCTTTGAGCAAATCCTCTAACAGTACAGCGATGGGCTTCTATGCTACCTCCACCTGAAGATTCTACAGCATAAACATCTCCGGATCCAGCTTGGGTAGCATCTACAGTCACATCATACATATAACCTGTACCAGAAACAGGACCGTAAACCCCATGAACCTCTGAAGCATCGGCAAAATCTCTTAGAATTCTAAGATTCTCCAAAGAAGAGTCAACTCCCAAAGTTATAACTCCGGTAAGAACCGAGAGACGCCTTGAGAATCCTAAGAGACATACTCCGTCAGGAACGGTATAATCTCCTGGAATAGTGAAAGCCTGTAAGAAAACTATATCTCCAGCCACCGCCAACGCTAGTGCTGCTGCAAGACCTGCTGCATCTGCTGAAAATTCTGCTACGGGCAATCCGGTAGAGTCGTAGATGAGTACGGTATCTCCCCCGAGACCTACTGTAATCCCGACGATGTCAATACCAGGTCCCTCCATTACAGCACCGGCGGCAGAACTAGACCAGAAGGGTATGGTCTCCAAACGACGAATGCGTCTGGACATGGCTTCCGTAGCCTTTAAGTCCATCCGCGAGTATTCCCTACCAGATACTCTAGCTTTAGGGTTTACAATCTTAGTTTCCACTCTATACCCTCATCTGGGCAAAGGTTAGATTAATCTGTTCACCACCACCAGCCTCGACAATTATTTCAACCTCCATGAGTCTTTGATGACTGACTATTCCGTCTATCTTTGCTGTTACCCTATCTCCGAGGAAATAATGTTTTCCATATAATTGAGAATATTGCTGAAGGGGTACAAAGTTTACAAGATTAACTGGCTGGTTCTCCGCTAAAACTTCCTCTCCCAAATCTTCCCACTCGAAACAGAACTCATTACCTCCCCCAGGACGGACTACTTCTCTTTGATTCCATCTTCTACCATCTATTCTTGTATCGTCGAATACTGCAACTACATCTTGAGTAGACCCGTCTCCCGATCCTGGAACTATTGCTACATTGCTCTCAGCCCTGTGATCAAGAACATACTCTATGCTCTCTACTGTACCGTTATCAATGGAGAAGATAACCGGAGGATTACCAGCTCCATTAAGACCGGTGATAGGGCTGACATTTGTAGCCGTACGATCAACCCCAATCTGATCAGGATAAACTTTGAATAAGACTCCTGCATCTCCGTAGGATACAATCTGAAAATCCATAAGAGCAAACTCAGATATGTCTTTCAAAACATCCATAAGATTATTGAATGCTCTAGTTCCTTCCCATGTTATTCCTCTACCCTGATCCGTATCTATATAAAAATCTGACATATTTCCTGGAATCTCGTAGGTAACTCCCGAACAGTCAAAATACCTTCCTCCTATTACAGTTGCCCCTCCCCCACAATTTTCATTTACATATTCTTTCATTACCGTTTCTGCGGGAGCACTTTTCTCTGCACCTATGGTTCCTGCATTATAGGCAATATCTCTTCTAGGTAAAAGACCATTAAGCCCAACTCCTTCGCTGGTAAAAATTCTTATTCCAGAAGACTCTATGGATCTTCTTTGGGTCTCATGCAATCCCTCAAATTCCCTATAATAATCAAGACCGCAGTCCGGTACAGATCTATAAACTTCGAACCGGTCATTGACATGAAAAAGCTCTTTCCTTAAATCCAGACCGTTAAATTTGAAAACATAATCACATATACCATTAATTTGACGCTTTACTCGTAAAGTAATCCAATCATCGAAAATAGCCGTAGTTTGACCTGTACTATCCTTTAATTTGCAATAATACAGGGAAGCTATAGAGGGAACAACCGGAGGAAATGTCATATAATCCCGTACAATGAGAATACACTTTCAGCAGCAAATCCCTCATCAGGAGTGTTGGCTTCGCTTTTGATCATTATATCGGTTATTCCCAGCAAAGACTTCCATATTCCATAAGCACTCACAAAATTTCTGTCAGCCACATTACTCCCGTATACTGCCGTACTTTTTACGAGTTTATAGAAGGTCGTTCCCCTATAATTAGGAATTAGGATTTCGAATGATCCTGCATATCCAGCAGCAGCGTCAAAGGCTGGAATAGCAGAGAATCTAGTGTAAACCTCAGCGGTATAATCCAAATAAGTCTCGGTTCCTCCTCCCGAAGAGGATACTCTACCGAATGTAGAGTCATAATTTGCACCTACATCTCCATTGAATTGTAAATATATATCATCAGCAACTAGACCTCCCCCCGAGGAGTGAGACCTAGCCTGACCTATAATTAGAAGATGACTGAAAAGTTGGGAAATACCGCTCCAAGTAACAAAATCTCCATCATTGACAATAACAGTTCTGGCAAGAAGAATTTTACCCGATCCCGCAAAATTGGCAATAGACCTCTGATCCTGAAGTAGGGTAACAACTCCTCCAGCAATAGTAACTCTGGCTAAAGGAATTTCCCAGGTAGCTCCATCAACTTGGGTCAAAGCTGCATAAGCTTTATATGTAGCTCTTACCTCTTGAGTTGCCCAGGTTTTTCTCAATAGATAAAGCCAATCCCCATTTCCTGGAGTAGTATCTATACTGCCATCATTTTCATAAATCTTTCCATCAACTATAGCCAAACCAGTTCCTGTTCTAATAGTAGCTCCGGCAGGATTAGTTACTATTAATCCATACGTACCATTTCTCAAAAGAACTCCCTGAGTGGCTCTATTATATGTGAACAATTTAGCGTAATTATCCGAGAACCTATCGTCAGAGTATGGAGCTCCATAGGGAGCAGGCAAAGCCGCATCTCCCAAAGTTGTTCCAGCCCAATACCAGCTTCGTTCTGTCATGATAGTCTCCTAGATACCTATGTATCTTTCATAATAATCCAGAGTTATCAAAGTTGAGGCGTCAGCTCCGGATCCAAATATTTGAAACATATTTATTCCATTGGCGGCTTGAGGATCACACTCTAATCTGAATGTTGACAACTTACTTTCGTCAGTTACAGCTCCTAAAAGATCGGATCCAATATTACTAGTAACGGTCTTATTCCCGTACGGAAGGCTAAAAGTAACAATCTCTCCGGCAGATATACTGTACGTTAGCTCTATATGCTCATTGATAGTAAGGCTAACAATTTTGAAATTAGAAATAGGTCCAACAACCGTAATGTTAGGAAAAGAAAACCAATTTCCCGGATAAACCAGAGAATCTCCGGATACGGCAATATCTTCTCCGAATAGAAGATCTCCATTAACATTAAAAGCAAAAGGAAAAACTAGATGCTGAGTAGATGGATCTAAGGTAAATGAAAATGTCTTTGGATCTGGATCATAAAATATCGGATCATGAGCTACAAATCTCAAAGCCTCAGTAAATCCCCATTCATCCCATTTGCCTTCCTCTCTGGCTACAAATCCAGGACCTTGCTCTATAAAAACTTTTATGTCCCGAATATTTCCATTGGGCAATTTTTTCCTTAGAACCCCAGGTCCAAAAGTAGGAATAGATGTAGATGGGGTCAAAATCCCCGAAGGAGAATGTCTATTCGGTCTAAGAGCATTTATCATATTGGTACGTTCGTCCCAATAATCAAATCTACTGCAAGTATCTTGACGCTCAATGATTTGGATTATTCTTCTTCCTAACCTATAATCTATTACAGTTTCACCGTGCTGAAGAGGTCCTCTTTGGGTAAGATACTCAATAGGGGGCATACCCCAACCCTCCTCAGAAATCATAAAACGTTCACCATTTATAAATGGATATATCATTCCATCAAGGGTTATAAATTCTGTAAATTCCGAAAACCAAGTCATCATAACCTCGCAGAGGCAAGAGCGGCTGATATATCATAATAAACACTAGCTTCGGATTCCACAGTCTTGTAGTTAGCGTCCATTTCAATAGTTACACGTCGATCTATATAGGTGTAACCTCCACCCATACCACCCCCACCAAATGCAAAGGGCGTGGATAGCCCCTGGTTTCTCAGAAATTTGCTGAGGGTAGGAATGATCTGGGGAGTAATAATTGGATTTTGACCCTCAGCCGAGGACTTGATACTTTCCATGATATTGGCTACGGTCTTATAGAGCTTACTTTTACCTTTATCCATACCAAGACCTATACCGGTCATAAAACTCATGCCCAAAGGTATCCATTCCCTTGCTGGAGAACCCTCACCAGCTTCTTCTTCACCTTTAGTCAAGGCATTCCTAATTATATCCCTAACAGTTTGATAAAGATTAGAGGCAGCCTCTATTAAACCCGAGATTATTCCAGCCACCAAATCTTTACCCGAGTCAATCCAGTCTTGAATCTTTTCAACAACCTTACCGGCTGCGGTAAAGATCATTTCCTTTAATTGATGATAGAGACCGTCTATAGCCTCAAATTTATCCCGGATCCCGTTTATGATATTAAATACGAGAGTCTTACCGTTCTCCAGGAAAGCTTTAAGCTTATCTGGATCAACTATTTTCTTAGCTGTATCCAGAATCCAAATCCCTATACTCTCAAGTACGCCCATAGGATCATGGAAAATTTGACTTATTCCCTCGAGTAAAGATCGAATTATAGTCTTACCAGCTTCTACAAAGTCAGATACTTTATCTTTGATCTTATCTACCATATCTGAAACCCAATATCCCAACTTTACGAGAATATTGGCAAAGAATTCTAAGAAAGCTTTAGTTATATCGCTGATCATTTCGGGAATAACTGAATGACCAACCAATCTCTCCCATAGAGTTTTGAAAAAGTTTATAACTCCTTCTACAAAACCCTCAACAAAACCTCCGATAGTAGCAAGAGCTCCGAAGAATAAATCTACTATGATAGCCAAAACAGATTTGACAATACTGTCCCAACCAGCACTCATCTGTAGTAAAGCTGGTTTTACGATACTGTTCCACCATAAGCCAATATCAATTTTCCCTGTAATAACATTCCAAAAACCTACTATAATTCTTTCTACGCCCCTGAAAAAGTTCTTGATTCCCTCGGAGAATACTCCAATGGATTTAACTATCCCTATTATAAATGGAGTAGCGAATTGAATAGCTCTGGCAACCCCATTTATAGCCGCAGAGACTATGACGAAGAATTTGGTTACAGCAAAGATAATAACTCCGCCGAAAGCTCCCAACATAACTTTAGCTATCGTACCAAATAAATTCCTGAGAGGCTCAGTAGAGGTCTTAAGTTCTTTAAAGACTGGGATTAGATGATTTATATTCTCGGATATAATCTTTAAAGATGGAGATAAATTATCTATTACAGTACCGATCAAGTTCTGAATGAATCCCTGAACCGGAGCCAATATATCCATTAATTTGGAAAATCCATCCGTCAATCCGGTAAGACCTTCTATACCCTCGAGGAATCCCCCTCCCAGAAGTTTGCCCCAGTCTATAGGACCGATTTTAATTTTAGAAGTATCTATTCCTATATCCGAAAGAAACGTTCCTATAGCAGCGGCTAAATTAGGACCAGCTTCCTCCGTAAGAAAAGTCGAGGTACTGGTTACAAAGTCCGATATCTTAAATTTCAAAATCTCGAGAGATATAAGAAAACCCATAACCTCGGGACGAGAGCCAATATCCTCGAATAAACCGGCTATAGCGTCAGGAATACCCTGTAGGGATAATCCGGTAAAGGGCGTAGTCAATGAGGACCAAAAATCTTCCCACTCATCTTTAACATATTGCTCAAGACCAGCTATAGCATCTTGAACCGAGGGTAAAGCATCTTCAATACTTTCTCCGATATCCTGACCTATATCCTCGAGATTCTCAAGGTCAAATGGTTCTCCGGCTCCCCCCTCCTTACCACTAGCCGCAGCCTCAGCTAATCTACGGAGAAGCTCTATTTGTTCCTTGATAAGCTCATTTTGTTCTATCTGAAATTCTACTAATTCTTTTGAGGCATCAAGTTGTTCCTTGATAGCCGCCAATTGCTCATCTGTGGTAGCCTGAACTAATGCTCTCTGGGCTTCTGCTGCTCTTTCCGCTTCATCCTGGGCTTCTTTCGCCGAATCCAGTTTAGCTTGAGCCGCTGCCTCAGCAATAGACTTTTCACTTTCAATAGCCCTTATATTCTGTTTCAGAGTTATTTCTTGCTTCTCCAGCTCGAGACGCATTTTTTCATTGTCGGTAAGGCGTCCGGTGGCTAGGGCACGATCTATGTCGGCTATTCTATTGTTATCTTCCTGTTTCTTTGTAAGAGCATCTAGCTGAGCATTCAAATCAGCTAGTATTTCATCATATTTACTCGTAATATCATTGAGAGCTTTCTGAGATTCTTCTACAGCAGCATTAGCAATACTAAGAGCCTTAGCTTTATCTATGTAACTAAGAACATCAGGACCTAAAATTGTCTTGAACTTATCTCCAACTGCTACCAGGTCATCTATGGAATCTACTAAATCTCCGAATACTTTTATCGGAGTATTCAGGTCTATATCGAAGTCAAGTATATCACTAACTTCAGCGGCTCTAGCCGCTACCGTATTATATTCAAATAAATTACGAATATATTCCCTCAAGGCAGGATTAGTGATCTTAGCCGCCTTGAAAATCTTATTCAGAGCTTTTTCAGTTACATCTCCCGCATCTTTAGCTCCGGTGATAGCCTTGACTATAGCTTCTCTTGTTCCCAAGATTCTAGGAATAAGCCCTACATCATCAGGTTTTACCGAAAGAGACTTCATAAGATCAGTAATGATACCGGCAATGTCATTGAAAATACCGAAATCGGCAGTAGCCCAAGCATCAAGATAGGATTGCATGGCTGCACGACCCCATTTGGGAAGATCCGGCAGCATTTTAGGAGGACTGTGGGATGAAAGCCAGCTAGAAATTGCCCTGGCAATCTGTCCTATAACCCGAATAACCGAAGCAATAGCTTGAGCCATACCCTCGGCAAGAGAGATTACGATATTTATGCCCCAAGATTTAGCTTTTGAGGCTAGATCCGTAAGACCTATTCCTAATTTAGCCCTGATTTGGGATACAAAATTGGTAGCTCCAGTTATAGCCCGACCTATAAGTTTCAAAAATTCCCGAATTGCTACACCTACATAGATAAGAGCCCTTGAAAGGCTGTAAGCACTTGGAGCCGCTAAACCTAGAGCCTGTATAAATCCACTAAAAGCAGATCCTACCTCCTTAGCACCAGCAGAAATATTATTAAAAACACTAAGAATGCTGAATCCTAGAGCCGAAAAGAATTTTGTAACCTCCGGTCTGAATAATTTATCCAGAAAATCGGCTAAAATCTCGGCTACCTTTTTTCCTACCGGTCCCAGGAGCTCGATACCTATGATAGTATGGAAAAAGTCTTGAAAATTCTGCTTTACTCCTTGAAGAGTTCTACTCATACGCTCCATAGCACCAGTAAAATCCTCTTCAGCCATTTCTACGAATACTGCAATAAATTGTTGAGCAGAAATTCTTCCTTCTTTTAGGGCTTCTCTTATTTCAGCAAAGGATTTTCCAGAAATGTCGGCAATTCTTTGGATAATGTCTTGAATAGGAACAAAGTTATTGGCAAGGTCACGCAATTCACGTCCCAAGACCTTACCGGAAGCCAGCATTTGACCCATATTATAGATAATTCGTTCAAACTGCTGATTACTCAAGCCCATGCCTGCGGTAAAATTCCCAACAGCAAGAAGAAGTTTCTTGGATTGATCTACATTAAATCCAAAAGCCTGAGACATACTGAGAGCATTGGTCAAACTTTCAACGCTGAATGGTGTCGTAATAGCAATTCTACGAATCCAACCAAATAACTCTTTAGCTCTTTGCTCGATTTCAACAAAAGCCTGGGATATACTTCCACCAAATTGTCTGGCAAAGTCTCTAGCCAGAATACCCCGTAATTGGATATTCAGTTTCTGAAAAGTATTAATAGCCTCAAATCCCTCGGAAAGCATTCTTCCAAGAGAGGCTGTTATAGCATCAATTCCTTTCTTTACTAAAGCGAAAACTCCGGCAACTACAATAAGATTCCAAGCTTTTCCAAATCCCGTAACGGTAGAGGCGGCTTGAAGCATACCGCTGGTGGTCGTACTAGCAACTTTAGCAGTCTCAGAAGTTACTTGTCGTATTCCGGTTACAAAGGCTCTTACATTCTGGGTAAATTCATTGATATCCAGAACGCCAAGAAGACCTACAGTTTGAGCCATCTTATCTCCTAAACTTACGGTTTAGGAACTTTAGATCCGGGAGTGGAGGAAGGTGGTCTATTCTTCTCCTCGTAATATTCCATATCTCCGCGAATAACAACGAAGGCTATCATGAGAGCCTGATCTGCAAGGCTATGTTCCCAGAACTGATCAGGGGTCAGCCCCCATTCATGGGCAGCAGTAACATCTCTAAAAACTGAGCTAAACTCCCAAGGACCTTTTCTTTCTGGTACTAGAGCGGTGAGGTTCTTGCCCTCACCTTCTTTATGACTGGGATTCCATTGAACTCTGAAAGGATGCTTTGGCTGCGTCCAGCCGGCTCCTATCAACACCAGTCAACTCCATTACCGAATCCATTATAGCGGTAATGTCATCCCCGGAACAGGCTATCATGCCCTTTTTATATGAAAGAGCTAATTCGTCTGGATCTTCAGGTACTGGCAATTTCTTTAAATGCTGTTTTCTCTTCCAGACCTCGATCATAGGATCGCTTAGATCAATCTCCACCCCTTCGATAAGGATCTCATTAAGCATCATATCGGTAAGGGTGTTGTCCGCAAGATCCATCTGAGTTTTATAGAACTCCCAGGCAGTTTTATCCTCTTCAGTAACCAGCGTGGTCTCGTCATGAGGAAATTTTTGGATTTCTCCGGAAGCCGTTTCTACAGAGTAGGTCGGTCTTTCAGGATACTCAACCATATCATATATAGCTGGGATTTCTAACGGTGGAACACCATGAAGAGTAGCCTTAGCCCCTTTGGAGCTAATGTACTCTCTGGTCTTGGATGAAGAGACCCTAACAATCTCATCACCCTTATGATTAGAGTTCTTCTTAGTCATAGGGTCCTCCCCATAGCTCAGATCAGCTAAAGAGTAGGGGGAGGTCTACCTTAGCCGATCTGAGCTATACTGAGTAAAATTAAGGAACGGGCTGGAGTTTAGCCAGGAATCCCGTCCCACCAGATACAACACCAGAAACATAGGCAAGGCTGGGACTTAAAATCTTAGCGTCCAAAAAGCCCTGATTGGTGATGGTCGGTAAGGGAGACCAGTCGTAACCACCATTAATGGTCTCGTAGATAACTCCGCTGGCAGCAGATCCAGCAGCAATACCGGTCATCTCGTCCAGAAATTCAATAGCTCCCGTGGGAACTGTATCCCTAGTTGCCCAAGAATCACCCGCATCATGGGAGTAGAATTTACCGTCAGTTCCTACAACCCATACAAAGTATGGAGAGATAGCATGGATATCTCGGGCAGCAGCAGTTCCTGAGGCTGTAGCAGCCGACCAAGTTTCTCCACCATCATTGGTCTTATCTACCTGACCGCCAGAGTGAACTGCGAAGGCTGTGTTAGGGCTGTAGATTGAAATTCCCTGAATGGGAGTTGCAGATACTGGAACCGCTGTCTGCTTAGTCCAGGTAAGACCACCATCATCGGAAAAATAGATATTTCCAAGATTAGTTCCTAGCCAGATATTGTAACGGCTAAGAGCAGCCAGGGCGTGTCCATTGGTCACAAATTCCCCGTTCGTGGATCCAACATTCACATCATTCCAGATATCTCCATTATCATCGCTCCAAGAGATTTCTGCCGGATTACCTGCATCCGTAGTTCCCCTGGCAACGATAACACGAGTAGTCTCCCTGCCAACTCGAAAGCAGACGATACCTTGAATATCTTCTCCAGCACCGAAGGGATCGGCAGCGGTGGCTGCGAATGCCCCACCATTTTCCGAGATATAAACCTCGGCAACAGCAGCAGCGGAAGCAGCTAAGGCTTTCGTAGCTACAAAGATCAAGTCCGTCTTTTCCTCAGCAGCACCGCAGGCACTTTCGCAACGATCCTCACCGCAGATAGCGATACCCGTAATATCTCCAACCGCAGCCAGGGTAACTCGGGAAGCCATAAGGTTAAAGATCCGGGAAAGAAATCTGGCAGCAGCGTCGAAAGTCTGGGTAGATTCGTTTTCATCCCCAGGGGTACGGCTGGCAAGATTTCCCAGAGTCCTTTGGGATACCCGAGTAAATCTAAGAACGAACGATCGGTCATAATTCGTAAAGACATCACGGCGACCATTGCAGACCTTGTGAATAAAGAGTGGGAATCTGCATTTACCCAGACTTTCCAAGTAGTCTGCGGTTCTTCGAATGTCAGTGACCACCGTAGTAGTCACAACACCAGGCTCTCCGGTAAAAGAGTTCTTTACCGTATAAGCTCCCGCTTCAGCGGGATCTGGACAATACAGGAGAGTTTCGTCTCCCATTGGCTCGGTTAAATCTCCCACCCCATGACACATAAGGTACAGGGGTTTCGTATTGGGTCCATCAGGCTGAACCCACAAAGAAGATTGACCAGCCAGAAAGTTAATGTCTTCAGCCATTTGTAGCCTCCTAAATACTGTCTCTATTCTCTTTGGCTATACGCTGAACTTGAGCCAAAAGGTCAGTACAACAAGAAAAAACTGCTTCCATAACCAATTGAGGTTTAGAAATAGCATCCTCATAAGTCCATATTCCAAGAGAATGCAATTTTTCAGAAACTGTCAAAGGAGTTATAGTATAGCTCATCACCATGAGTTCCCATGGAATTCCATACGGTATTCCTTGATCAAGAAGGTTTTCAGGAATAACTATATTGGAGTCTACCTCCTTAAATCCCTCTATATCTTTAGAAGATACAATGGACCGCTTAAGAACTCCATCCTGGGAATATTCCAATAAAACAGCGGATCCCTTTCGCTTAATTTTACGAGCTTTAATCTTGATCATATTTCGTAACCAGACCTTCTTGCTGCTTCATCCAAAGCCCTTTGGAATCTTGGAGCGAGCTTAGGTTGCCATTTCTTAATAACGGCTTCCTCAAATCTCCTGGGTTCTATAGGAGGTCTTATTGCATATTTAGCGTAGATGAAATCTTCTCTACTACCAGATCTAGCAGTAAGAGTTCCCGGAATAGTCTTAGACGTAAAAGTTCCAGGAAATCTCAAAGATCTTATCCCAGAGCTTACAGGTTTTATTAGTCTAGATTCCGGGTCTCCTGCATCAAGAATTCCATAAATTGGATCTTCTACGGTAGCCGTGAAAGTTATCTTACTGCCAGAGAATTCGACTTTGGAAGTAGCTTTCGGTTTATGGGTCCAGGTAGAAGTTGGAGACAATAGATCATCTTTAGCTTCTACAGCTATCTTTCTAGCCTCGGTAAGGAGGTATAGCCGAAAAATGTCCGGCTCTAATTTTCTTTTCGGTCTTATTTCTACCCACTTTATTCCAATCATAGAATGCTCATTCTCTCCATTGATAGAGAACTAGCAAATTTCCAAGCCATCCAAGCCCCATCGCTAAGACCGAATGGACATTCTAAACGTTCTCTGGTAAGAATTTGAGGAACATTTCTATCCCTTTTCCAAAGCCTTTGGGTAATATCGCAACCGCAGGGTTCGGTAGGGGCTTTGGAATGAGCTAACCTAACGATAGCTGTCTCCGCTACCCTGGACAATTTTGGAAGACCGGCTCTGTAATTTAGCTCCAGATAATCTGGACTGCCTCCACAACAAACTGAGGATAAGGTTGAAGGTTTCCAGATTTCCTCCTCGACATTCCATGTAGCCGGTCTTAGATCTAACCTGCCTATATCTCCTTTCTCAATTATAATGCAGGCTGTCTTTGAATAATCAGCACATCCAGTAGATAGGCAGGAATTAGTACATCCATGAGACCAGATAAATTTACCCTGAGTAGAAGGATCGTTATCTATTTTGTGAACATCAACTGTTGCTTGGAAATTAGCGTCATCTGAATAATCCCAACCATAGGTCGGATTCTCAAGATGAGCATAGTCTACAAGACGACATCTGGGAATGGTAATAATAATATCGGCACCAGACCGAATAATGTTTGAAGGAATAATTTCTAAATCCGTATCCGGATAGAATATCTTCAATTTCTCAAGCTCGGTCTCAGGATCTGTAATAGTTATAACTGGAGGATTTACCAATAAATCTACTGCTGCTGCATCCTGAATTACAGTCTCTATCTTTATGCCTGCCTCTATTACATAACTTTTCTCCGAGAGAACTGGTCTCCTGCAAGTATGTCTTTCATCAACTATCCACTTAGGAGTTAGAGGATATCCAACTACACTCTCTATTTCATCCTCTGCTTCTGCAAGATAATTCTGGATAGTATCTCTTAAATCCTTAGTCCATATCTCTGTACAAGCATATCTGGTATTGTCGGGATGAGATACACCAAAGAAAGCACACTCACTATACCCTATTATGCGAGCGTACTTTACTAGAGTTATGGAGCTTACTATAGTCTCTTCGCCAAAAATAGCGTTAGTCATTCTTCAAATCCAACGAGTCTTTGGAGAAAGTGCTGACCGGCTGCGATTCCTCCAACCACCAGTAACCCATCTCCGATAATTGTTGGGAAGAAATAAAGCAAGGATAAGGCAGGTGAAATCCATATTCCCAAACAATATGGACAGTTGGAAAGATCTGCAAAGAATTTCTTGATCCTTGACTTTCTATCATTAGCCGACATTACTCCAAATTTTATCTGAATAATCTTAAAGATCCTAAAAGGTCCATCTTCCTTAGTTACCATGTAGCTCAAACGGTAACAGACCAGGACTATAAGAATTAGTCTAATCGTCGGAGTCATCCGAATTACTCTTAGCCTCCAGATATTTCTTTGCCATAGATTTTAATGCCTTAGTCCTGGTCTTAGTCCAACCGAGAATTTCTGATAAATCCTCAACCGAACGCTCAACAATTCTTTCGGGATTATAAATCCCCTTACCCATCAAAAGTTCTATAGTCTCGTCGTCGATCCCTGCAATTTGAGTCAGCTCGAACATGGCTATTCGATATTCACTAGAGGAAGATTCCTCTACTAAAACTTGACTCTCCGAGACTACAGATTGAATCTCAGCAACAGGCTCAGGTAAGGGTTCAGGTACAGGAACGGGAATTGGAACTGGAACAGGAACTGGAACTGGTTTTACCTCTTTAACCTTCTTAAAAATCATCCTACCTCGGTCTGTAAGCTGAAGAAGTCCTGTTCCTCTTTGCGTAACCAAGTCTCTGACATCTACATTCCTACGGTTTTTCTTTGCGGAGAATATGTAGATAGTTCCTGTAACAGGACCGTAATAGGTCTGATTACCGAAATTAGATCCTTGATATTCAAGAAGCTGCATCCCGGAAGATCCGGGCAAAGATTTTTCAGTCACGTAAGTACCTCTACTATTCTTTCTTCCGACTCCCGCCGGAACTGAGTTTCCACCACCGCAGCAACCCATTGGAAACCTCCCCGCATAAGCGTCTGTAAAAAGACTTTTTAATTTCTTGAGAAACTTTTCCCTATCCACGGGATTGGTATTCCCAAGACTTCTGTTCTGACCATCTCTCCGGTAGAGTAGACCGGCGTAATTAACATGAGTTCCGCAATAGCCTTTAAGATTGAGGGCTATATTGAAAGCCCAATCTTCCCTACCATCATTCATTATTTCCGGATATCCCCCCGTATCTTTCCAGGCTTGATATGGAAACATAATACTGGAATGAATGACATTCTTATAGAGAAGACCCTCCAAAGTATATTCCTCGGGCATTTTCCACGTCTTAGGATTACGTTTACCATGAACCAACAGGGTAACATCATCATAAGAAAAGGCTTTTTCTGAGGATTTTAAAGGTTCAAGCAATCTCTCTAAACCTTCAGGCTCTCTCATATCATCTGCGGAAAGAAATGTTATGAACTTTCCATAGGATTTAGAGATACCGAAGTTTAGAGCATAGGCAGTTCCTCCATTTATGGGAGTTCTATAATACCTTATTCCCTTCCAGGGATCTGCTAAAGATGATCCTATTTTAGGAGTGTCGTCTGTGGATAGATCGTCTACAATAATAATCTCGAATCCCTGAATGGTCTGACCGGGAGATTTTCCAGCCGAGGTTTCTCCTCCCACAAGAGAGTTTATGCAATCCTTAAGATATCTCCCATAATTATAACATGGAACTATAACGGAAATTAGGGGAGGAGTTCTTATTAGAAGATCCTGCTTTTCAGGTTCCCTCAAAAGAATTTGTTTTATAGATGATCCGAAATTTCCCTTGCGATCATGGGAAAATCCGGGTACTTCTTGAAGGGGTAAAACCTTGAATCCTTTTCTACAGGCTCTAGCTTGCCATTCTGCTGTAGAACCCCAGAGAGGAAAGTTCACTTGATCCAGCAAGCCTACGGAATTGAGGGCATCTCTTCGTATATACATCAAAGTACCATGTATATATCCTTTTTCCCACGCTGGATGATATCCCGATATTCTCTCTCCTATAAGAGCAAATTCTTTGGATTTTTCCTCCAAAATGTTAAAGAACTGATGATCCTCGAAATGAGAGTCCTGATTA